TCCGGATGCCGTGTGCTTCGTCTACCTGACCAAGCACATGGACGCGATCCAAAACCATATCCGAGAGCCAGAGAGGGCCAAATCAGAGCCCATTACCGGTCGAATCGACGACGCCATCCTCTATCTCCTTCTACTCAAAGCCATCTATTCATGCCAAAGTCCGCGGAAGACAGCTACTACGCAGCAATAAATCGCGTACCGCTGCTGACAGCTACAGAGGAGATCCTGTGCGGCCGCAGAGTCCAAGCGATGATGCGGCTACTAGAGGACAAGCCCAAAGGACCATACACTGCACAAGAACAACGCACGTTGCGATTTGGCAGGCGTGCCAAAGAGCGCATGATATCTGCCAACCTGCGGTTGGTGGCACATGTCGCCAAGCGCAGCGCCCACCTTGCACAAACCATGACATTCATGGACATAGTGCAGGAAGGCAGCATTGGGCTGATCCGTGGGGTCGAGAAATTCGACCCAGAACGCGGCTACAAGTTCAGCACCTACGCCTACTGGTGGATCCGCCAAGGCATAAGCCGGTCAATCCAAAAGCAGGACCGCGTGATCCGGCTGCCTGTGAATCATCTTGATAGCCTGACCAAGCTGCGCAAATGGGCCGAACGATTTCAGGAAGCCAACGACAGGCAACCTACTACGGAAGAATCAGCCGAGTATCTAGACATGGAGCCTGATCAACTGGTGCTACTACTTGAGCGGTATCCCAGACTGGGCAGCCTGCACACGCAGATGAGTGATGACGGTAGCGCACAACTGATCGACATCATTCCAGACCGTGAACAAAAAGACGCACTTGAAGAATCCGCTAAACGGCAGCTAATCGACAAGGCGTGCAAAGTCATCGAGAAGCTGCCTGAAAAAGAGCGCGTGGTGGCATCTATGGCCTATGGCTTGGATGGCTACGCTTTAAGTACGTTGCAAGAGATAGCTACAGCAGAGTCTGTCTCTAGAGAGGCAGTGCGGCAACGTCTACTACGCATCAACAACAAGATGCGCCGTCAACTGAACTTCGTGGCAAGCTGATGACACCGCCCCCAGAGCTAGTCCAGATCGACACACCATCTGGACCGCTTTGGCGGATCACATACGCCGGGATGACCCGTGAACACGGGCAAGAGTGGCAGGCAATTTGGATCTATGAACAGGCACTGCTGATGTATCAGTCGGCGGTTAATCCTGCTTCCAATTCCATAACGTGATAAACGGCTTGCTTTAGCAGGATCGACTGGTGCCAGTTCTGCCTAGTAAGTTGAATGCAGAGCTCAGTAAGCTCCGCCAGATCGGTGGTGTGGTTTATCTCGCGCACTGTAGCTTCCAGGTGTAGCTCATCTTCTAGAGACTGCTTGACCACCATCCAGTCAGCCCATGCCATGATCTGAATTCGATTACACCATTCAAACCACAGATGGCATCACCGTCGAGTGGTTGTTGTAGTGCCCAACATTCGCATAACTTTTAAGTGGTGCACTAGACATGGTATGGAACACCATCTGGCCGATCTTGAGGCCTGGATACAACGGTAGTGGGTGGTGAAGCCGCACATTCTTGAGTTCCAATGTCAAACGGCTGCCATGCCACCCAGGATCGCACCATCCGGCGAGCATATGTTGATAGCCTGCTCTTGCTCTGCTCGATTTAAGTACAAATTGTGCTGACAAATCCTCTGGCAGATTGAATGTCTCTTTAGTCTCCGCTAAGCAAAATTCACCGGGCTGCAGCAAATATGGATCAGTCTCGTTGTTGTGCGATATATCGATGCGGACGAATTCAGGCTGATAGATGCTTTCAACCATCAGCTGGTCCCCCAGCACTACATCTAGAGACGCCGGGTTGATCAGGTCCTCATTGAAAGGTACCACCATTTGACTCTTCTGACACCGAGCCTTGATCTCCCAATCACTCAATACCGGCACGTGTCAGGCGCAAAACAATATTCTACAGCTGATCTACAAGTATCACCCAGCCAGTGCCAGGCCCTTCAGTTTGCCAACGTTGGTAAAACGCCGCCTGCCTCACCCGAACATTGCGCCCACGATGCGGGTTTGAATGCCCGCCCTTCTCCATCTCGGGATAGCCGCGAGGGTCCTGCATGATCCATTCTGGATCGCTGCTGTTCTTCCCTGCATAGCCACTAATCACGCTCCAATGACCGCATCCCAAGCCGTTGCACATCGGTGGCTCGCCTAGCAGCATGTTGCCAGCATGGAGCCACCCCACTAATACAGGCCTGCCGTTTTCAATCTCTAGCTCCACCATGTCAGCATCGCCATCTTTCCGGAATTCGGCCTGCAGGCCTAGGCTTCGCAGTGCTGCTAGATGTGCTTCTACTGACGTGGTGTCTCCGAACTTTGCACGGATCTCATTGTACTCATCATCCGTCGTAACTTTTTTATGAAAGGCTGCCACCATGGCTGCGGCTGAACTAAAACACTCCCTATATCCGGTGCCAGTCTTGTTATCGAGCTGTGTGAAGTAGGGCATATAGATCTGCTGATCAAATCCGCTTTCCTTCCAAGCTTGGAACCAGTCTGCATCCTCCGCCAATAATTCCTGCGGCACAGACTGTTCAAGCTCCTTAATCGCAGCCAGCTGATGGGGCGTACCACGAAAGAATTGGAAGAATGGGAGAAGAGCAAAGGCCATGCCAATCGATAACAGAATCAGTTGGATAATGCCAGACGCCACTTACTTTTCTACTCTTGTATCTGGCAGCAAAAGATCTTTCAAATGCTTGACCGCCAAATCATCTAGGTCATTATCAGTACGTGTCACGATCTTCTCTAGCATCGCCACAATTAGCTCCTTGAACGCTCGTGACCTCCATGCAGTCATGACGATTGGCTTTAAAACGAGCAGCATGACAAAAGTGATCGCTACCGTAAAGCGTAGCTCTACTTCATCATGGCAAACAATCCTGATGAGCAACATGAAAAAGAAGGCATCTGCATTGCAGATGTCGTCAAAATATTGGTGTTGGGATGGAGCGCCACATTGCTCACGGTGTCTTACCTAGGTCTCTTCCCGCAGATGAAGATGGACAACACATTTGTGGCATCACTTCTGACAGGCGCGATGGCTTCGTTTGGCATCGAACGTAAATCAAACAATGGCAATAAGAAAAAAGATATAATTATTGATAACAAAGACACCAACGCAGGCATCAAATGAACCGCTCACTTCTGGCACTGAGCATTCTTTTGACCGCAGGGATGCCCGCTAAGGCGGATCTCACACACAAAATTCAAAGCTCTGTACAACTGGAGGTTGGTGGTGCTTCTACTCGCGCAATTCGCGTTGGCAACAGCTACAGCATCAGCGGGACCGGAGTAGACACAAGCGTAACCGCAGGTGGCTCAACCACTAATGATGCTCTAGGCGGCTTGGGAGCGGCGACGAATGGCGTCAATGCCATCACGATCCCTGACGCCACGCAAAAAACGGCTGGTAACTCATTCAGCTTTGCGACCAGTTATACCCAAGGCGACACCGTTCCAACATCAGCTCCTACCGTTGGTGCAGTTCCAGCTTTTGGCGATGTCACCAGCACAGCGGCTGGTGTCAATACTGGTTTGGCTGGCACCATCACCACAGCAGGCGCTGTCACAATCTCACCTGGCGGAGCCAATACAACGGCTATCGGTCAAGTGATCACTGAGCTAACGACACGGTGATCCGGATATTGATTTTCTTGTTGTTTGCATCTCCAGCAGCAGCAGTCCCGGTAGTGCCCAATTTCAGCCAGGGTGTGGTGTCGTCCCACACAGAGACGAAGACCATCGTCAAAGAGAGCATTCGCTCTGAAAGTTTCCGCACCGGCTTTGAGTATTCCGTTTCCGGAACTGGTGTTGAACCATCAAACGGCACTGTTAGCCCGTCAGCAGGCGCGAAGTCATTAAATCTTTCCAGTCGCTCGACTTGGGTGCAAACTACGCCTGGTGCTGCGTTTCAGTTCGCAGAAACCTACAGCGGCCCTGGATTAATTGAGAAAGTCATGATTGACCGTGAAACGGTGATCGAAAGCGTTACCGACTCCACCAGCACATTTAGCCAATGAGAGCGACAGCATCTGTTCTGCTGCTCAGCCTGCTTTATACCGCGCCAGCAGCAGCACAAGTCAGTGCAACTGCATCCCCCGTTTCAAACAGCAGTGGCTCAGTCGTCAATCAGGCAGTGCAGATTACGCCTGGGCAGTACATGAAATATTCAGTCGGCAGTGGCATCCAATGCGATGGGGCTACGCTCAACATCTCGCCCTTTGCGTCTACTACGCATTCTTTTGGCAAACCAAACGATCAGTATTATCAAGAGCCTGTTTACGACAACAGTGACAACTTTGGCCTAGTTGACCCGGAAACAGGGCTTGATGGCCCAGATGGAATTCCAGATAACCCTGGCAACATTCTGTACTACAAGCCGATGCGAACAGGCTACCGGCAGAACTACAGCAATAACTTTGGCATTACGGCGACATTTTCAGTTCCGTTGGACTGGGGGCCAATCAATCTGTGCAAGGACGCTCAACGCAAACAAGTCGCGCTCTACGAGCAAGCTCTAGCCGATAAGCGTTTGAACTACGAGATGGGGCGGCTCAAGGCTTGCGCTGAGGCTCTGCGTGAAGGATATGGCTTCAAGCAAGATTCACCGTTTTTCCCTATCTGCGCTGATGTAGTTCTCAAGCCCAAGGCAATACAAGATCACACTCACGAGATTATTTACCCAAAGCCCGTCTTAGATCGCGAATGGCTTGATTCCGGTGACGCTGTACCGCCCGCCGCTCCTGTAAAGATTCCAGTTTTGCCTTACGGCCAAGCTTCTGATTGATCTTCTTGACCACTTTCTTAGTCAACGGCTTAGCCAGCTTTTGCAAGACTGAAGCGATTGGCTTAGCGAAGATCGCCACAGTCGTTGCAATCGCAGCAGTCAGTGCAACCGATACAGTCGGGCCAGCATCAGGTACATAGTTGTTGATCACCTGCCCAACAGGCACCGGATCCCAAAGCTTTACGCACTTGCCATCTTGCAGCTCATAACCAGCAAGAACCCTTGTTCCTAATTTGTTAAACGATCCGATTTCTTTCGCACCAAATGGCGGGCAAGGTGGATCTTTTGGCATCTTTGAGTTGCCGGAAGCCAAGGCCGGCGTCTTTGGGAGAGATCTTTGGGCCGGAGCTGCTACCTCCGGCTTTTTCATTGGCGCCTTAGGTGGGCTAACCCATGTGAAGTCACGCGGCCTGTAATCCGGAGCTTCAAAAACTGGTGCCGCTCCATCACACAAGGTGACCACACCACGCGGATCATCCTCAAACGTTTCTACGCCTCTGCCCTGACTAATCCTGGCGCGAACGCAGCCAGGCATATCAATAACTGGAAAGCGTGCTGACGTAACTGGCGGTGCTGCTGGTAAAACAGGTGGTGGTATCGGCTGACCCACAGAGATCATTGGAACGCCGATTTTTTGCACACCTATCTCACGAATTTCAGGCATGAAATCAGAACGGTTTACAGCAGG